ATCCCATACCGTTCTTTTGCCCTTTTCGTTATTCCCTCACGAAACCAATTAATATGTAATAATGGAACGTATTCTTGCAAAATATTTTCATCCAATACCACTAATTCTTTTGTATCTGTCTTGGTTCTAAATTTCACCTTTTTAAATATATATAAAGGATCTACTGTTTCAGTTTTTTTATTAATATCAAAAGAAAATTTTAAACCTAATTGTTTATGTAACCATTTAATAGCTTGTTTAAAATTTAAATTTAAATAAAATCTAACAAGTGTTATTAAGTCAGGGTATTCATCTATACTTTTAATATTCCGAGTATAATTAATAACATTTAAACTTTCATTGTTAAATACATTTACCGCAGTTGAATTATCTCCATCTGGATTTTCAGCACTATAATAATCTTTATTGGGGTGATATTTTATATTTTTACAACCCAAATTTGTTAATAAAAGAGGTATTTTATCTTCTTCATATATGTATTTTTTTAACTCAGTTATTGTCAAATATAATATTCACCACCTTTATTTTAGTTTACCAATCCTCTGGAACATTACAAATGCCTATGTCTTTATAAATATTAATACTCATATCGTCTTCTGACACAATCTGGAATACATCTGTACCACCAAACCTATTCTTAGGTATAAAAGTAATCATATAATGTTTATCTCGATTTAACTTAAAAGGTATTTTTGTTTTTTTGTTTTTTCCTTCTAATCTATAACAAGTAATTTCATTTTTACCATTCTCATATTCATCATCAAATGGTCTTCTCATCATTAAGTTGGCAGACATTACATCTACTATTGATCTGCCTTGACCTATATCAAAGTTTGACAAATGTCTTGTTTTCCCTGAGCTTTTGCTTAATTGATATGTAACAAATAATCCAACATTACAAGCTGCTGGTTTCACTGTATCGTACAAATCCTGCATATCTCTTTCCATACTTTTCCAAGTTGCTTCATCTCTTGAATCTAAACTTTCTTTCAGTGTATCAAGAACAAACAATCTAACACCTAAACTGTGATATTTTTTAATGATTTTAATTACTGTCTTAGCGGAGTAATGTTCTAAAGGAATAATTGTAATATTCCGATTTTCTTTTTGACTGTCCAACCATTTTGCTGCTTCTCGTAATATTTGTTTTGTTTCTTCATCGAATTTACCATCACGAAGAATGTATTTATGAATAGGTTTTTTTAATATGTTGCTACAAGTCCATATAAGTGCTTCTTTTCTAAAGTTGTTTTGATCTTGCTCATTAATAATATAGACAATTTTTTCTTGATGTTTTAACACTGATGGGAATAAATACTCTATAGCCTTTGTACTTTTACCAACACCACTCGATGCCCCAAGCCCATAGATATTACCATTTAAATTTATACCACCAATTTCCTTTGACAATATTTCGGCATTATACAACGGGAGTCCAACACCCTCGCCTTCATTTAATTTATCAATTAACTCATAAAGCCCGTCTAAACCATTATAAGATTTAACTTCACTTTCGACATGTAGGAAAGCATCATTTAAAAATATAGAATACTCATTATAAACTTCTTCCGCTGTCATATCTGCGAAGTCACTAATTTTGTTTTGTATTGCAAACCCACATTTACCTATCTTTAAAACAGCATTCCATTTACGTAATTCTTGAACATATCCATCAAAATTTTCTATTTGAACATATTCTCCAGCATTTACAATAGTTTTGTAACCACCATATTCATCATACTTTTCAGATAGTTTACTATGTTTTTCAAGATATAATCCAACAGTAATTTCATCAAGAACAGTTTTGTTTTCAATCAACAATAAATCATTTGCAATTTGCCAATAAACTCTCCATATGTTATTACTAAATTCATCTAATTTTAAATTATAGTTATATAATATTTCAGGTTGTTTATATATGATTGCTGCTATATTAGCTTCACAAGCTTCTTTAAACTCATTTACTTTTTTTACTGCTTTGATTAATTCTTCTTGAAATGGTGTAAGTTTAGTGTTTTTAATAGTTTTTGCTATATTATCACTCCTTACCACATATCTTTATATTTATCATCGTTTTTTACATTTGTTTGAGTGGTTTTATACGAAGCACCATCATGATAAATATTTGAAATATCTACAGTTTCGACTTTCTCCTCAGATTTTTTAACATTATTTAAGCGATTATAAACATCATTGATATTGTTTTCTACAATACGTTTTATGTAGATAAATTTTTGTACATCACTTTTAAAATTCTTACCACTAATTGACTTAAAAATTTGAGATTTACAAAATTTAAACGTCAATAAAATAAGTTCAAATGAATAATTTGCAGTAGATTGAATATTATTATTGGCAACCTCTTTTCCTTGTGTTAAACCTTTTAACCCTAATACAATATTTCGTGACAAAGCTTGGCTATCATCATATAACATTATTTCTTTTTTTACATATTGGTATAAATTATCCCATTGTTCTTTTTCTTTTTTTGACATTTTAATTGCTATTTAAAAGCACCTCCTTATATAGTGGGAGTTAACCCACTATATAATTTGATTTATGTATTACATTGTTTTAATAAATTTTATAATTTCTTTTGCGACTTTAATATCATTGATTTGAGTTGGATTTGCAAAACCTAATTCTTTGCTCTTAGTAATAATAGGTTTAATTTTACTCATATCAGACTTATTGTCTTTGATAAATTCTGTAATTTTATTTACATAAGAATCAATTTCTTTTTGTGATTTATTTTCTTCTTCTGCTTTTGCAATTTCTTTAAGCTTTTCTTGCTCTTCTTTTGCTTGTTTTGTTGCAGTTTCTTCATAAGATTTTCCAGATTTAGCTTGTTCTGCTTTAATTGCATCTGTTAATGCTTGAATAAATTCGTCTGCTCCCATATCAATTTCTTCTACAATCTCTGCAAATCGAGAACCACTATCTACTGCTACATTGTCATCTCTAAACTTGATTTTTCTTGTTTGCTCTGTAAGTTTATTTATAGTTTCTTCTTTTTTAGTAACAATATTTTTCTTACCAGTTTTCTCAGTAATAATTTTTCTATCATAATAAGCAAGACCTAAGAAGTGCATTTTCTTTTTAAGAAGATTAAAGTATATCTTTTCAACATCAGATGTAAGTGTTTTAAATGTCATACCACTTGCTACATCAGTTTCTTCTTTATTTTTTACGTGACCAATTACAAAAACTCTTACGCCTACTTTATCAAGTCTCAACATTGTATCAAACATTAAATCAAATGCTTTTTTTTGTCCTTTTTGAAAGCCATTCCAAGCAGCGTCAATTGTTTTAGCGTATTTATCTGGATTATCTCTATTCCACAATCTTATTGCTTCTTCTTCGGCTAAATTAATCCAACCATCATATGTATCAGTTACAATAACTTTTAAATTAGGGTACTCCGTAGTTTTGTTATCTACAATATCATCAACAATTTCTTCTAATTCATCCCAACTATCACAATCCTCATATATAATACCTTGAATTGCATCGGCACCACGCTCGCCAGCAAGTTCTAAAAACATGTATCCATCTTCACCTGCTAGTTTTTCACATACTTCTTTTACTAATGTGGTTTTACCAATTTTAGGTTCGCCTAGTAAACAAATATTGTAGGCTAGTGGATCAATTTTTACTTCGTTTTTCTTACCGTATTTACCCATTAAATGTCTCCTTTAAACTAATTTCTTTATTTTTATTTATTAATCCAAATCGTCTAAAAAACTCAAATCATCATCTGATACATCTTCACTACAATCATCCACTTCTTCATCGTCGTCGTTCTCATTATCGTTTAGCATAAAATCTAGAATTAAATCTTCTTCTTTACACTTATCTTCAAATTTTTGAACAACTGCAATCTTCTCTCCTTCGTCACCAACCATTTTAATCAAAGGTTTGCGAAGCAACATTCTTTTTTCACGAGAAGTACCTTCTACACATTTAGTCAAAGCTTCTTCTTTTGTCATAATACCCAACTCAATAAGTTCTTTAATGTCTTCTGTTAAATCGTCTTCTGTAGCTGTAATAATGGCTCCGCCTTCAATAAGTTCGCCCTCAAAGGTAATTTCTGTGCAATTCTTTTTAACCTTAAAGAGTTTAGCAATGATTTTTTTAGTTAATTCTTTATTATCTAAATCACATTCATATTCAAATATTTTGTTAAAAGGAACAAATGTTTTAACTTCTTTATCTCCCCAAAACTTAGTGTAATCAATTACTGTTGCATAAATTGGAATCGAACCTTTTTCTTTATTCGGCTCTCCTACACTATCTTTTTTAAGCAGCATAGTTTGAGTAAAAGTTGATTTAAACTTATCAACATCTTCGACCTTTGATAGAAAAATACTATTAATAATTTTTTTAACTTGAATATTGCCTTGATATTTACTATATTGCAGATTACCTTTAACGTTAACAATCGTCCCATCTTCAAGATGTTCATTTATATAGTTAATTGCATCGTATGCTGAAAGAAATTTTTTCGCATATGTTTTATCGTTCTTGTCCTTCTCAAGACCAATAGTAATAAAACACAAATCGCCTACATCTTCTAAAATTGACTCGTCATTCCTATCGTCCCAATCAATTTCGAAACGATTTTCAAAATCATCTTGTCCATCTTCTTTTCTGCCATGAACATAAATTACATTATCTCTTTCGCTTCCGTAACCACCCATCATCTCACAATAGACAGTTCCATTATTACCGCAATCTACACCAAGATTAATGGTGTTGTAAACCCAATCTGACTTTTCTGATTTCTCGTCGAATTTATATGTATAGTCATTAATTTTTGCTCTACCAACTAGATTAAAAGAGCTAATCCAACCCTTTTTAGATAATTTAGTTTTTTGTTTTTTAGTCATTAACATTCTCCTTAATTTTTATTATTTATTTTTCACACATATAAATGTGTATCAAACCCCACTTCTATACATTGTTGAATATTATACTTTTTATTTTTAAGTCTTATTCTATATTAAACCTGTTTTTAAATTTAAACTATATCCTTAAATCAAACAGGTTAAGAGATTAATGTATATTAACAGGAGCTTCCTGATTACCGCTCAATATACTCTTCTAATTCCAAAGGATTTTCTGATTGTTTTCCTGTGAATACTTTTGTTTTATTTTTAATTCTTATCTTGTACAGTCTGTATATTGAGCGTAGTTTATCACTTGTAGTAATATATATCTTTTCTTTGTTTTTATTATGATACGTTATCCAAACAATTTCATTTTTAATTATTTAATAATCCTTGTCGTTAATATTCTTTACCTGATAACAGTTGTCGCAAATCTTTGTTCCATCACTTAACTCTATAAAATTATCTGTTATGTAATCTCCGCAGTGGTCGCAGTGAAATGTTTCTTTATAAGAACCACTGCATGATGGACAGCCTGTCCAATTCTCTCTGCAAGTAAATCCAAAATGCTCTAATTTATCTCCTTGATATGTAACTGGTTCTTCAAACAAAGAACCGCAGTCTAAACAAATATACATATCCTCAGTCCCATATAGAATTAAGAACATTTATGAAATCTAAAGCTAACTCATCAACAGTAAAGTCTTTTTGAATATATGCAGATTTATAATCTTTTTTAAAAGCTTTTATTTTTTCGTTAATTAATTTATCAATTTCACTTCTTTGTTTCATTAAAGCATTAATTTCAGCCTTTCTAATTTCTTTTTCTTTTTGAAGCTTTTCATCTTTTTCTTTATGTTTCTTTTCCTCCAATTCTTTATAACAAGCAATTTCACAGTTTGCCCTCTGTAGTGGATTATGATATTCCTTTCCACAATAACTACACTTGAATGTTTCTTCCATTTTATTATTTGTCTCCTTTCGTTTTTGTTTTATTTTTAATTCTTATCTCATTATAACACTTAATTTGGCTTTGTCAATAGTTATTTATAATTTTTTCTAAAATTAACCAATCTAAAATTTTATTTCGTTATTTAAACTTTAACTGGATGTACAATAAACTCTACGGCTTCTTCAATGTCTTCTGCAATAATACCATTTTCTTTACCATTTATATCATAAACAATTGAATATGCATAGCTATCTCCGTACTCAATTTTTTTAAACTCTAGTATGTTTACACACACCTCTTTAGATTTTAGTTTTGCTACTAACTCCTTCTTATTCATATAACACTCCTCTCGATATCAATGTCCTATTTTATGTACACATTATTGACCTTCATTATTTCTTTCATTAATATATTTACTTATATTATTATAATCTTGTGTAGTATCACTATTCATTTTAAAAATTCTTATACAAGCTCTACCATTTATTTTGATTAAAACATGAAAAATTGGCTCACCAAAATTACCGTCATTTTTAATTATAGTAAATACTTCTTTAGAATTAATAAGATGTTTTGGAATAACTTTTACTAC